TGCTATTGGTGAGTGGAACACGTCTACAATTTGGACTGGTGAAGGAAATAAAATAAATCATATTGAATCAATTAATTATCCAATAAGTTTTGGATTATTTTATTCAGCATTTACAAAACTTGTAGGATTAAAACCAAATGAAGAAGAGTATATTTTTATGGGCATGGCTGGTTATGGTGATCCATCAAAATATTTAAAAAAGGTAGATGAATATTTTCCTGTTTTTAATGGACAAAAATATAATCTTCATAAAGGAATACATGATTGGCCACATACAATTTTAGAACAAGATAAATTTGACATTGCAGCAGCGGTTCAAAAAGTTTATGAAGACAGGCTTATAGAATTTATGAGATATGCAAAACAAAAAACAAAAAAAACAAAGTTAGTTTTTATGGGTGGTTGTGCATTAAACTGTTCTGCTAATACAAAACTATGGGATATATTTGAAGATGTTTGGATTATGCCTAATCCTGGAGATGCTGGTTCGTCTTTGGGGGCAGCAGCAGCATTATATGGCAAACATCTTGATTGGCAAGGACCTTATTTAGGTCATAAAATTGGAGATAAGTATCCAGCAGTAGAAATTTTTGAGGCAATAAAGAAAAATAAAATAGTTGCAGTTGCAAACGGTAGAGCAGAATATGGGCCTAGAGCATTAGGGAATAGAAGTATTTTGGCAGATCCTAGAGATCCTAGCATTAAAGATAAGGTAAACAAAATAAAACAAAGAGAACTATTTAGACCTTTTGCCCCAGTAGTTATGGAAGAATACGCATCAAAATGGTTTGACATGTCTTTTACTAGTCCTTATATGCAGTATGCCGTAAAGTGTTTAAGACCTAGTCAAATACCATCTGTTGTTCATATTGACGGAACAAGTAGAGTTCAAACAGTAAATAGAGAACAGCATTCTGGTTTATGGCGAGTATTGAATAAGTTTTTTTTAGAAACAGGGGTCCCAGTATTATTAAATACAAGTTTAAATATTAAGGGCCAGCCCCTGCTTAATGACGAGCATGATATAATTGAATGGGAAAAAACATATAACTTTCCTATTTACAAATAAAAGGAGAATAACATGGCAGAAAAAGGTACAGTAGAAGCGATTATTGAAATCGCTAAGAAAGAAGTTGGAACTATTGAAGGTCCAAAAGATAATGAAACAAAGTACGGCAAATGGACTGGCATGAATTTTCAGCCATGGTGCCAATCATTCGTTTCTTGGTGTGCATTTACTTCTGGGCTAGATCCAAAGAAGTATCCAAAGTCAGCATCAACAGTAGCAGCATCAGATTGGTTTAAGAAAAATAATCGTTGGTCAGATGCTCGTAATGATGATCCAACTCCAGGAGACTGGATTTATTTTGATTTCCCAGAAGATGGTGTGAATCGTATTTCACATGTCGGTATTTGTATTAAGAATAATGGCGATGGAACAATTCAAGTTATTGAAGGAAACACTTCAGGAACTGCAAAGGGAGACCAAAGAAATGGCGGAATGTGCGTAGAAAAAACTCGTGCATATGTTAAAAACAATGGCAAAAAGTTGATTAATGGAGTCGTTGCCTGGGGTCGTCCAGTTTATAAAGGTGAAGAGGGACAGCCATTAGCAGTTAAACTTGCAAAGCCAGCACCAAAGCCTGTAAAAAAGGCAGCAAAAAAGGCAGCAAAATAAGTGGAATCAAATAAAAGAAGTTTATTAAAAACAATTAGTTGGCAGTTTGTCCACATTGGTTTTGTATATGGTGTTATTTATGCATTTACTCGTGAATGGGAATATGCTAGTTTAGGATCTCTTGCATATATTGCCTGGGAATCCTGTGCATATTATATTCACGAACGTGTGTGGGCAAGGTTTAACAAGAAAATAAAATAATGCCAGACTATGTTTATAAATGTATTGAATGTAATACAGAAATAATTAAAACTAGATCAATAGTAGAGTCAGAGCCACAGTACAACTGTGAAAAATGTGGTGTGGTTCTGACTAGACAATATACTCCTTTTGGTGTACAATTTAATGGTAAGGGTTTTTATTCCACCGACAATAAGAGGGTATAATATGTTTAAGATGGGCACTGAAGAAAAAGTAGAAGAGCGTAAATGGCTGTTGACTGCACAAGATAGATGCGATGGTTGTTCTTCACAGGCTTATGTATCTGTAACTGGCGTTAATGGAGAGTTAATGTTTTGTGGACATCATTATGGGAAAATCATGAATGACATTGAAGGATCCAGAAAGATGATGGCTTATGCATATTCAGTACTTGATGAAAGAGAAAGACTTATCGAAAATCGCAGCAAAGGAGAGTCACATTAATGACACCAGACGAGGCTGCAGAATTTGCACTAATTAATTTAATTGATAAAGGTGCTGTTTCATTTGAAGGATTTGCCGAAGATGGCGAACCACTTTATCGTTTTACAGAAAAACTAGAAGATGTTGACCCTGATCTTTATAAAATGCACATGTCAATGTTGAATACAGAGGTTATGGCATTATGGGAAAAGGGTTTTGTTGACATGGATTTATTTGAACAAAGTCCAACGGTAAAGTTAACAAAAAAAGCATTTGATAAAAATGAAATTAATGACTTAAATGAAACACTACAAAACTTTTTAAAAGAACTTAAACGTGTTTACCATGAAAAAAGATAAGTAGTGCTACAATAGATACATGAATGATTTTCTTGTATCGTTCTTGACAACGGTCGCTATTCTTGCTATAATTTATATAAGAAAGCCTAAAGAAAAAAGGTCTAAAATTAAATATCGACAAAGTAGTATACATCAGATTATTGGTCCATTTTTGCCAGACTTGGTTCCAATTGATGTAAAAGATACTCAGTCAAGAAAACGTAATAGAGAAAGTATTATAGATGTTTTAATAACTGAAGATTATGCATACTGGGTTCATAAAAATATTTTTTATAAAGCCGATGTTGAAGATGGTAATGTGGATCGATCAACAACATCTCCTGTAAATACAGAAGGTATGTCAAAAGAAGAATTAAAAAAAATGCTTAATATACTAGATAAACTAACTGATAGGAGTAAGAATGAAGGTCGTGGTGCAGGGGACAAATGAGTTCAATGACTACCAGGTATTTCTTCGTGCTATGGGAATTGCTCTTTCATCTATCAAACAAGATAATGAAGAGTACATAGTCTATTCAGTTGGTCCACAACAAGTTCATTCTTTTGTTTCTGAGTTTTGCAATGTTTCTGAAAAAGGACTAAAGGCAAGAGGCATTAGGGTAAAGTTCTATAAAGCAAATCCTCAATGGATTGAAGAAAATATAAACGACATTAATTATTTTGCGTATTTTAGTAAGCCTAATCAATATATATCGAAGTTGGCTTCACTTGCACAATCTAACAATGTTGAATTAAACGTGTTCTCATACTAAGGAAATCATGAATATCACAGCATTAGATCAAATGGAAAAAATCGTTTCTGCTAATTCAAGTTTAAGGTGGGATGGGTGGAATGTAATTCATCTATCAAAGTCTAAAACAGCAATATACCAAACAAATGGTGCATTTGTTGATGGCAATTGGTATGTTAAAACAGTTTATGCTCCAGGTCAAAACGGGTGGAAGATAAGCCAAAAACACTTGGAGTCATAATGAATAAGCATTTATGGAAAGAAGATGCTGCTTGTCTTGACTATGATACAAATTTATTCTTTGATAAATATGAAGATAATCCAAACATTAGGCATGGAGTAGACAATGTTTGTATGGCATGCCCTGTAGCAAGAACCTGCTTTGCTGTCGGTATATCTGAAAAAGAGTATGGAGTATGGGGCGGAGTATACTTAGACAAGGGAAACATTTCTAGAGAGTTTAACAACCATAAGACGAAGCCTAGATGGGCTGAAATTTGGGAAAATTTAACAATTGAGGGGTAAAATTAGTTTGGAGGAAAAATGGCACTATCAATTAATCAAATAGGAATGTACCGTTTACTTCTATTGAATCCAGAAGAAGGATATTTAGAGTATAGAAAACCATTTCAATCTTTTAGAACTTTAAATAAAGAAGAAGTTGTTAATAAAAAGAATATTATAAAAATAATTGATGATGATTTTAAAATACTTTTTGCCTTACATCCACGCATGTTTCATCTTTTTATAGATAATCTTTCTTTAATAATTATTATGGATGCATATTATAAAAAACAAAGAAGAAAGTTTAGTTTTGTCTTAGAAACATCAGACATACCCCCGTCTTGGTTTGATGGAGATGGTCCAACCTATTTTACATTTTTTCTTAAAGTATTAACTGATTTAGAAATTAATTATATTTTTATTAGAAGTAGATCTATAGAAAGTAATAATAAACAAGTTCAAAGTGATGAAGCATATCCTAATAAAGACTTAATACTTCAAATTAATAATTATGCTCTATGGAATCCGCAAATGATGCAAGAACAACAATTAGCAGTTCTATCAAAACTTTTTAAAAAATACTTACCCAAAGATAAAACAATTATTTCAAATAAAACAGTTTATTTAAGTAGGTCAGCAGTTTCTAACTCAGCAAACTGGGTTGCAAATGCTAGAACTGAAGGCGAAGAGAGTTTAGTTGACTTTTTTCAAAATTTTGGATGTGAGATTGTTGCAGCAGAAAACTTTAAAACTTTTGAAGAACAAATTGAATATTTTAATTCTGTAAAAACTTTAATAGGGCTTACTGGCAGTGGGCTCATTAATATGTTAATGATGCAAGATGAGGGAAATGTAATAGAATTATATACCCCTATAGGTGGAAATCCATTTAACCCAAACACATTAACAGTTACACATGAATTATCTTTACACAGTTTTTATAGAGACTTTTCATGGGTTAAAGGTCATACGCATATTTCAATAAAAAATCTTTATAAATCAAATGGGTCAGATTTAGTAGAATTATTAAAAAATAATGAATGGATTAATCAATTTTTTAAAAGGGTTTATCATGAATAAATTGATTGTTTTTGATTTAGATGGAGTATTGGTTGATAGCAAAACTATACATTTTTCATCTTTAAACCATGCATTAAAAAATGTTAATAGTGAATATGTTATTTCTAATAAAGAGCAAGAACAAATATATGAAGGGTTGCCAACAAAAGAAAAATTAAAATTATTATCTAAGTATAAGGGTTTAGAAGAAAAATACTATGATCAAATATGGAAAGACAAACAGTTTGCCACTAGCCTTTATTTTAAAAATTTAAGTCTAGATACAGAATTATTTTATTTTTTTCAACATATCAAAAAACAAGGAATAAAAATTGCAGTTGCAAGCAATAGTATAAGAGCAACCGTTGATCAATGCTTAACATCTTTAGGAATAATAAGTTTAGTAGACTACATTATTTCTAATGAAGATGTTCAGTTTTGCAAACCACATCCAGAAATGTATTGGAAGGCAATGTCATATTTTGGAACCTTACCACAAAACACAGTAATTTTTGAAGATAGTTTTGTGGGTAAACTTGCTGCAACTGATAGTAACTCAAAACTTATTCAAGTTACCAATAGATTAGACCTATCTTTAGAAAAAATTAATCAAGCAATTGAATATTTAAGTAACAATAATGATGTTTGGACAGACTACAGTCTTAATATACTTATTCCGATGGCTGGAGCAGGAAGTAGATTTTTGGATGCTGGATATGCTTTTCCTAAACCATTAGTTGATATTGGTGGTATGCCAATGATTCAGGCAGTTGTAAAAAGTTTAGGCATTAATGCAACATATACGTATATAGTTCAGCAAGAACATTTTGAAAAATACAATTTAGAATATTTATTAAATGCTATAACGCCTAATTGTAATATTATACAAATTTCTGAGATTACAGAAGGTGCAGCAATAACATGTTTATTGGCAAAAGATTATATTAATAATGACAATCCGTTAATTATTGCCAATTCTGATCAAATAATAAAATGGAATAGTAAAAATTTTTTATATGATTTATATACTAAAAATGCTGATGGAGCAATAGCAATATTTAAATCTTCACATCCAAAATGGTCTTATGCAAAAACAAATGATGACGGATTAGTTTCAGAAGTTGCTGAAAAAAAACCTATAAGTGATAATGCAACGGTAGGAATATATTACTGGAAACATGGCTCAGACTTTGTAAAATATGCAAACCAAATGATTGATAAAAATATTCGCACAAACAATGAATTTTATGTTTGTCCAATATTTAATGAAGCAATTCAGGATGAAAAAAAGATTTATGCTTTATTAGTTGAAGAAATGTGGGGAGTTGGAACTCCAGAAGATTTAAATTATTATTTATATAATAGGAATAAAAATGATTAAGATAGCACATAGAGGAAATGTTGATGGTCCAGGTCCATTAGAGAATAGTCCTGGGCTTATTTATCATGCAATACAAAAAGGATTTAATGTAGAGGTTGATATTAGATTGATAAACTCTACTTGGTATTTGGGTCATGATTTTTCACAATATCCAGTAGGAGATATATTTGTAGATAATATTAAAGATGTAGCCTGGTTTCATTGCAAAAATATTAATGCTTTAAATGCATTAGATAAAAACAAGCATATGTTTTTTTGGCATCAAGAAGATGATTTTACATTAACAAGTAACGGATATATATGGACATATCCAGGAAAAAATGTTACAGAAAAATCAATTATAGTTGATTTAAATTTAGATTATAAATATAATAATGTTTATGGCATTTGCACAGATTATCCAGGTCTGGTAGAATAGAATAGTGTATACAGACGCAATGAGGCGAGCCGTTAGATCTATTGCCCCACCAAAAGGATTTGGTGTAGATATTATTGATAATGAGCATTTTATTACAGTAAGAGCAGACGAAACAAGTTTTATGAAGTTATTTGACAGAGATAAGAGACTTGCTGTAGAATATATGGTAAGGGTTAAAAAAGCCTTAGAAGAAAATGGCGCTATAGTCATGTTAGTTAGGACTGGTGGAAAATGATTATGCAAAGATTAGTCTGCAAATTTAAAGGTCATGTTCTTGTAGATGCTGGAGCATGTCCATTTACTGGTAATACATATGTTGGCTGTACTCGTTGCAATACCCTTAAGGTTGTTTAATGCAAACATTTCTTCCATCTAGTAATATTTCATATACCGCAAAATCCTTAGACAATAAAAGACTTAATAAACAAATCCTTGAGGGGTATCAAATACTCAAGGTGTTGTCAGGAGAGTCACCGTCTGGGGCATGGCGTAATCACCCTGCAGTGCTTATGTGGAAGGGCTATGAGGCTGGTCTGTGGTCTTATATACAGCACATGATAGAAGAGGCTAAGGTTCGTGGGATTAAGACAATAAACAATGAAAACAACCTTAATGATCTTAAAGAAAAATGTTCGGGTAGATGGGGAAAGACCCCACCAATGTTCTGGTCCAATGACAATAAGGTAATGCGTATTACAACAACTCACAAGGCTAATCTATTTAAAAAGGATCCTATTTTTTATAACAAGTATCAGTATGCAACAATTAGTCCATACAATGAACCATGTTGTGAAAAATGCAATTACTATTGGCCAACACATGAGGAGCGAAATGCATTGGTATAACTGGGTAATTATTGGGCTATCAGCATTTAATATTTATATGATTTATAGAGCATATCAAATACAAGGTGCTCTCAATCAAAGTTTATTAGATAATCAAATTGCTATTGCCATGATGTCAGCAATGAAAGATCAAATAGAAAATTCATCAATGTTTAAAGATGAAACTAACGAAGGATTTGTTAAATTTTTATCAGACTCAAGGGAATGGGCATTCAAATATATTGAGGATACAATTGATATTGTAAATAATGTTATTGAAGATTGTCGCAAAGAAATGAATAATACTAGGGTTGATGATTTAAATAGCCCAACATTTTTGTCTAGTGTGATAGGAAAACTTCTTCCTATTGTTCAAGACAATGGAAAAGGTTCAGATGATAAATAAAATAAAAAAACTAATAATTAAAATTTTTTTTATTTATAAATTTTTTTTTTAATTTAATATTATTTA